GGAATATTCACACCATACTCAACAATACCTTCAGGGCTTGCTACAATCTTCTTGCCAATCACCTCAGGCATTGTAGCTTGTAGGAAATCATCAACTCCGTCACTGTCTAGATAGTAACCATTTGTGCCACTAGCTAGGATAGGTCTTGCTGTGCTTGTTTCTTGGTATGCGTGGTTACCTGGGAGTTCTTGGACCCTTACATTATCTATGATGGCTGATGCTGCTACATTATACGATGCGGCTACATACAAATCAGTCCCGTCTGCTACCCATATCCCACTAAGTCCTATTCCTGTCGTAGTAAATTTAATTTCATTAGCAAGGGACGGCGTGCCTAAATAAACAGAAACAGTGTGAGATTTCTCAATAACATCTATAGTTACTTTATAAGTTTTTCCTACAGTTAGCTTACCAGATTGCCTCGGCGAATCTGTTATACTGGCGCCATTCCTATTTATTACCGCTTGACCGTTATCCCAAGTAAAACTTAGGGGGCTGTTTGTAGTCCAACCACTTACATCAGTATCAAAAGTCCCATTGCTGACAACAGTATTCCCTAACTGCAAGCCTCTAGATTTGTCGAGGATTAGACCAACAGGTTGCCCAACACCAGTTACCGGAATCGAGCCAACGTAATCCTCAAACATTGTATCAAAGTCGGAAGGATCATACCAAGCTCCCACATCTCCGCTAAAGAACAGGGGAGCAATTGTGGAGTCTAGTTGGGCTTCTGCTGTTGGTGTCTTTGTGTTTACAGTCCAACCTCTATCGGTAAGTGCTCCGCTTGCTGCAACACCCCAATAGCTTGGTGGTTGCATGTTTGTGTAGCTCAGGGTTAGAGTTCCTGCACTTGTATTAGCGTTGTTGATACTTACAATTACATTGTCAACACTTTGAGTGTTTAGTTTGGTTGCGTTAAACGTGTTTGAGAAGTTTACTGTGCCAGATGTATTATCGAACACTCCGGCTGGGAAGTGCTCAAGATTATTGCAATACTCCCAAGTTTGGCTTAAATTTGTTGCTGATCTACAATCAATTTGAGGGAAGCTAGAGAGCTGAGTGCAAGTATGCCAAGTTCTAAACAGATTAGTTACTTGGCTAGTGTTAATTAATGGAAAACTAGTAAGGTTATTACACCCAGCCCAAGTATACTGCATACTAGTTGCTTGGGTTGTATCAATCCAAGGGAAACTTGATAGGCTAATGCAGGAGTTCCAAGCCTGATCAATCGCAGTCACTGCACTTGTATTAATTACAGGGAAGCTAGATAGATTAATACAAGTTTCCCAAGCTCTCTGCATATTAGTTACTTGACTAGTATCAATCCAAGGGAAGCTAGAAAGACTTCGACAATCTCTCCATGCGCGATTCAGATTGGTAGCTGCGCTAGTATTAATCTCAGGAAAGCTAGAAAGACTCTGACATCCATCCCAGGTTAGATAAAAATTAGTTGCTTTACTTGTATCAATCCAAGGAAAGCTAGAAAGATTTCTACAACCTCCCCAAGCGTAAGATATATTAGTTACTTGGCTTGTATCTATTGCAGGGAAACTAGAAAGATTGACACACCCAGCCCAGGAAGCATACATACCTACCACTTGGCTTGTATCAATCCATGGGAAGCTTGAAAGGCTAGTGCAGTTGTTCCAAGCTTGTTGCACAGTAGTGGCTGCGCTTGTATTGATTGCGGGGAAGCTAGAAAGACTAGTGCAACCCATCCATGTTTGTGTAAATTGAACAGTTTTACTTGTATCAATTAATGGGAAGCTTGAGAGGCTAGTGCAACCAGCCCAAGCAGCAAACGTGTATAAAACGTTACTTGTATCAATCAGTGGGAAGCTACTAAGACTGTAGCAATAACCCCAAGCATATTGTAAAGTAGTTGCAGCGCTTGTATTAATAGATGGGAAACTCCTAAGATTAGGGCATTGATACCAAGCAGTAGACAGGTTAGTTACTTGACTAGTATCAATCAGTGGGAACTCTGTAATCCAGTCTGCATTTCTCCAGTATTGGTAAAGATTAGTAACACCACTATAAGCACTTGCACCGTATGGGCCTGCGCCACGAGCAGCAAAGTATTGGTCAAGTGCTCCAACCTCAGGGGAGACCATTGGAGTATCTGTAATGATACCACCAACAAGTTCTCTAGCAAATGAGTAGGTCACACCTGTTGTATTCGTGCCTAGAGCATAAGTTCCTGAAGGAATTGCAACACCATATGCAACTGATCCTTCTTCTGTTGGGATGTATGCTGTTCCATTGAATCCTGATACTTCTACTAAGAGTCTGTCATCTACTCCGTCAAAGTCTAGATGATAGTCTCCTGCTGAACCTTGTAGAACTGGTCTTGCTGTGCTTGTGCTTTGGTATGCGTGGTTTCCTGGGAGTTCTTTTACAGAGATGTTGTCAAACTCTGCTACTGTATTTTCAGGTGTCCCTACAACAAGTTGCACTTTGTATGAAGCACTTCCTAATGGAGCATAACCATAAGCTACAAGCTCTGTAAACTCACTAGATGTTACACCTTGGCCTTGACCAAACACAGTTCCTCCTTGAGTAAGGAGTAATATGTTTGCCGACCCTCCGCCAGAAACTACGCGGCATCTACAAGTAACTTTATACCATCGCCCCCCACCTTCAGATAAAGCAAAGGTCTGTTCAACTCGTCCGGTAGATGAAGATCTTACTTGCTGTAAAACCCCATTGTTCCACGACATTGTTCCGTTCGAAACATTTGTCCAACCACTTGTGTCTGTATCAAAATCCCCATTGAAAACAAGCTCCTCACCAAGCACCAACCCTTGAGACTTGTCAAGCATCAATCCAACAGGTTGACCCGCAGCACTTACAGGAATCGTTCCAGCAGAATCCTGATACAAAGTCGTCAAATCATTCACATCATACCAAGCAGCATCTCCACCACCAAAGAAGATAGAAGATACAATCACATCCTCGCTTGGAGTCTTTGTGTTAACAGTCCAATATCTTGATTGGAGTCTGTGCTTGGCGTAAACACCTCCGACTCCTGGTGCTTGCATTGCTCCGAGGGACAGTTCTAATGTTCCGCTCGCTGTATTTGCATTATTGACACTTAGGAGGATATTGTCAACACTTTGAGTATTCAGTTTTGTGCTAATGAACGCAGTTGAGAAGTCTGTGGTTCCTGAAGTGTTATCAAATACACCTGATGGGAAGACTTCTAGGCTTGTGCAGTTACTCCAAGTTATAGATAAATTAGTTGCTGATCTACAGTCAATTTGTGGGAAACTGCTTAAGCTGTCGCAATACTGCCAAGTTGCACCGAAATTAGTCACTTGACTAGTATCAATTGATGGGAAGTTTAATAGATTTATACCGTAAAACCAAGTTCTAATCATGGTAGTTACTTGGCTTGTGTCAATCCATGGGAAATCAGGGAGACTTGTGCAGCTAAACCAAGTATAGTCCATGGCCGTAACTGAGCTTGTATTAATTTGTGGGAAGTTAGTCAGGGAGTTACATGAGTGCCAAGTTCCGTAAAGATTAGTTGCTTGACTTGTGTCGATTAGTGGGAAGCTAGAAAGACTATTGCAGTTATACCAAGTATTCTGAAAGGCGTAAGAGTCACTTAATTTACTTGTGTCAAGTAGCGGGAAGCTAGTTAGATTTTGACAGTTATACCAAGCAGCAGTCATTCGAGTCACTTGGCTTGTATCAATTGGTGGGAAACTTGAAAGACTAATACATTCTCGCCAAGGACTATCCATATTAGTAACTTGGCTTGTATCAATCAGGGGGAAACTTAAAAGGTTTCTACAATAATACCAAGCCAAATTAAGAGTAATAGCTTGGCTAGTATCAATCAGAGGGAAGTCCGTAATCCACTCAGCACCTCTCCAATAATAGTTAAAATTAGTAACACCCTGATAAGCATTAGAACTTACAGCACTTGCACCACCCTCAATGAAATACTCGAATGCAGTTGAGATCTCCTCCTCTGACATTGAATTATTTCTTACCAACATTCCAAGAAGATCGTCATTGAATGAGAAGGTTACGGAGGGACTGTTTGTTCCGATAGAGAATGTGCCTGAAGGAATTGAAACACCGTATGCGGCTGTTCCCAATACATCAGAAATAACTGCTGTTCCTCTTACCTGTCCTGGAACCTCTACTAGAAGTCTGTCATCTACTCCGTCAAAGTCTAGGTAGTATGAACCATTTGTTTCTCTTAGTGTTGGTCTTGCTGTGCTTGTTGGTTGCTTGGCATGGAATCCATATACTTCCTTGAGTGAGATATTGTCGAAGGTGTTTGGGTAGACTGGAGGAAGTGGGAGTCCTGATACACCTGACTTGGTTCCAAGGTAGTATTCTAATGTTGTGATTTCTTCTGAGGTTAGGGTTCTGTTTACTCCGATATAACTGTAGATGCGTCCGTTTAATACCAAAGAAGTGCTTGGGGCTGAATGCCTACCACCTAAAGTTATCCCGTTCCAACCATGCGATCCAGTATTTGTTGTTGTTATTAAACTTCCGTCGCTTCTCAGGGTTGAGTTTGGAGAATTAAATTGCGTGAGAAGAACGTTTGGGTTAGTTGTGGCTGAGTATGCTGGAGGAAGAATTGCCCCAGAATACCATTTGATGTTAGCGCCTTCCACGTAGGCCACGTGCCTGTTTGTTCCATCTGCACTATCGAAGATGTTTTGAGTGCCAGCAGTTGAATTTAGCTTATAAGAAACAGAAATTGAATTGGGCTGTGCTTCAACAGAAGCAAACGTCGCCGTTTTCATCCAATCATCCACCCCATCAAAGTCCAGGTAGTAAAGACCATTAGACTCTTGAAGAACAGGTCTTGCAGTGCTTGTGGATTGGGTTGCGTGGTTTCCTAGGACCGCTTTGACAGAGATATTGTCAATGGCTGCTGTCGTGCTTGTCCCGACTGAAAAGAATATAAGGGATTGGTTAGCTGCAACTCCCGTGCAGGTATGCACTCCAACGGTGGAAAATACACCGTTTGCCGCACCGCTGCCCAAGCCAACCTTTATTGCGCCTTCAGAGATTGAGGTTATTTCAAACTGAACCGTGTAAACTTTGCCAATGTCCAGAAGTAGTGTTTTGTAGATCCCAGTATCAGGGACCACTCCTGGGTAGTTTGCAACTCCACCAGATATGGTTATGCCTGGGCCTTTTATCCACCAACTGTCCGTATCAAATGTCCCATTAGTCACCAGCTCAGGACCTAGCTCCAACCCCTTACTCTTATCAAGCATCAATCCAACGGGTTGACCTGCACCTGTGACGGGGATAGTGCCTGCTGAGTCCTCAAACAATGTGGTGAAATCAGAAGGATCATACCAAGCACCTTCCTCACCACTTGCGAATAGATCTGAAATAGCGTCGTCGAAAGATTGGGGATTGTTTAGAGTAACATAAGTAGTGGGACCAGGAGCTACGAAGTGCTTTCTCACCTTGTTTGAGCCAGCATCTACACTGATTGGTGTGATGTCGTCACTGCCTGAAGTTGTTCCGAGCTTCATGACAAGACCACTAGAACCTGCGTTAACATCGCCTTCAAGCAAGTAAAGTTTACCTGCAACGGATGAAGCGGCTGCTTGTGTTAGTTCTCCAGAAGATAAGACTAAACTATTTAAACTAACAGTGTAGAGGGAATTACCTGTATCAATCCAATACTGAGAGCTTGCCGAAAAGATTCCGTTTCTAAGTAACTCTGGGCCTTCGTCTTCGTCCTGAGCTTTATCAATAATAAAGCCTACAGGCTGACCTACCCCCGTAACAGGGATCAGCGCATCAGCATCTTGAAACATCTTTTGAAGCTCTATACTCTTCATATTTTTATCCTAAAGTATGTATTATCCAAACCAGAATCCAAAGTTTAATCCTTCTAATTCTCCCTCAAGAGGCACCGTCGGGACTTCAGAGCCTGGCGTTGTTGCTTCTTGGATTCCTTCTCCTGGATCATCTGAATCAAATCTAATGGAAACATACTGACATGTATTATTATCTATTTCTTCAACAAACCAATTGGGATTAAATCTATAGCTTAATCTACTACCACCACTGGGTAAATTAATATAAGAACTCTTAGTTGAACTTCTTCCTAAGGGGCCTTCCGTTCTATCTTTTCCTGCAATCTGATTAAAGAATCTAAAAATAGTCCTGATATCAGCAGGAGAAAGATCTAATTTTTTGTAACTACACAGAGGATGAGTCATTCTATGAAGAAGATCTGGGTCTAGTTCTATTCTAGTGTAATCCCACAATACCTCATTTCTTAATGAAAGTTCATCTAGTAGAATAAACTTATCAGAGTTATCAATTGTTGGAAGCATGAAGACTTCAACATAATAAGTTTGATCTAACCTATGAACCTGTCCTTGATGTTTATAATAAGCGTCAGGGACTATTAGTTTCTTGCACTTATTATAGGTATTAAATTTAAGTTCTTTTGTTGAGAAGTAATTTTCAGTAAACTGAGTTATGGCTCTATCTACACTACCTGAAACAGGTGCTCTACATGGTCTTAGTAAAGAAGAAACATCTCCAATATCAGGATCATCAAACTGAATGATATGAGCTAACTCTGAAAGAATTTTTTCTTTTGTTACATCTTGATAGTTTAGTAACTCCCATTCACCTGAATTATTGAAGTGCCAAGAATGTTGATTATTTTCAGCTTTTGTATGGATCCAAATTCCTAAACGAGAATCAGTTAAAAGAGATCCATCATCTAAAGCTGCTAAACCTTTGATACTTAGTCTAAACTCATGATCAGGGGTTAGGAATGAGTTATCTCTATGATCTCCATAAGCTTCAGATAAATTAGAACCTTTAATAGTAAATCGCAGTCTAGGGAGGCCATCAATAGCCTTCAGCTTAAGGAGAGGATTATTGAATGCGTATGAGTCTCTGGCAGAGGTTATATCATATAGAGTAAATTCATTTAGTCTGGATGCTCTTGCTGTATGAATTATCTCAACGTTAGACATGATACCCGAGTTTATTAACTCTATTGTTTCACTAAATTCGCTAATTGAAGAAGCGATTAAAGATGATGGATGAGTATAAACAAAAGTATCATACGCTGAAATAGAGGACGCATCTCCAGAGAAATATAGAGATTGTAGAGTTAATCTTGTAGTATCTTGAAGATTTCTTGCATAGAGATCATAATTACCGCGCTCATCTAGCTTACTGTTATGTAAAATACTTCCATAACAATGAGTTAATATATTAGCCTTATTTAGATCATCACTGTATCCTGGGAGGGGGTGATAGTTAAATGCTGAGGTGTAAATATTAAATAGTCTATGAATTTTTTGTCCAAATGTGTAGCTTCTATATTCATCTAAAGAGCTAAGTAATGTATTACAAGCGAGGAGAGAGTTTGCGATAGAACCAGAAACATTTTTCCAAAACAAGCTGCTGGAATATAGCTCATAATTATCTTCTACAATTTTCTGTGCTTCTCTTTTAATTTTTTCTTCTTCAATTCTGTAGATTAGATACATGAATGGGTCTAGATCTCCACGATCTAAATACATAGTTGATCCATCTTCATCATTAGCTAATGAATTATAACCCCGTGTCTTTAAAGTAGCTGAAGTGTAGTATCCATAATAAAAACTATCGTTTGTTGTATTGCATCTTTCTAATATTGGATCAATACTTGATATAAGAGAAGAGCACCCACCGTCAGCAAACGCAGACACAAAACTCATAGATGATGGGATAAGGCCTAATGTGATGAGATTTGCGTCTGATGTAGACGTGAAGCCTCGGATTGCGCTATCTAAGAATACAGGTGGATTAAAGCCTGTTCTGTCGTAATAGCCATTAATATTTAAAGATGATCTATAGTTTCTTCGTCTGAATGTATTTCTTGGCTGGCTTGTATACAAACCAGAGGTGTAGGGTCCATAAGTAAGAGAAGTATACTTGTCTCGTGCTAACTGTTCTGTAAATTGAGAAGCTCCTCCAAGGAAATCTACTCCTCTATCTTCGTAGTTTGATATAACTAGGCTACGGCTTGCGTTCTCCAAGTTATCTACTGAATCAAAGAATAGCAGGGAGAATAAGGTCCCGTAAGCAGTATCGTAGGTGCTAGAAGCAGAAGCTACAACTTTAAAGTTAGGTATCGAGTGTGCGGGAGAGAATCTCTTAGCTACTTTTGCAGCAATCAAAATCACTTGCTTAGAATCTGACTCGTAACTTACTTTAGTAAAATCAAAATCATTTGCCCTGAATGCGAGGTAGAAGTGAGATGATTTACCGTTCCATAAACTTAAATACTTCTCCCTCTCATCTCCAATGATCTCCAACATAGTGTCGAAGTTTGGAGGTAGGGACATACCAGAAGCAAACATCAACCAAGAATTCTCTTCTCGAATCTCGTCTTGAGAGTCCAATGTATTCTCAAGGATGTAACTACCAACCTTATCTGCAAAGCCCTCTTCGACCCCAAAGCAAACCAGTTGATCTACGAGGCTGATTACAAAGTCAGGAGTTATACCACAGTTTAGGTAATAGGGTATTTCTTCAAATGGTGGGATAGGATAATTGCGGCCTCGATAGTTAAACTCAAACAGATTTGAGTTTCTAGGGAATGGCCTGCCACCAAGTCTGAATAAGTCTGGGTAATCCTCGAAAAGGTTGAGCAGAATTCTATCAACAGCAAGTCTAATGTTAGTCTCGAAATTTTGCCTGTCGTATTTGAAGATGTTTAAATCAGAAGCAGTTCTCTGGGTCCAAGTATCAAATCCTTTGAATAGTTTTGATTCAGTAGCCAAAGCATACATAATTAAGAATGGTATATATGACTCCCATAACTCAATAATGTCTGACGATATCTCTACAACTCCCTCAGTAAATACTGAGTTGATGGCCGTCTGAATACTTTGTTTGGTTCCTGTCTTTTTGTATAGATCTACTGCATTATAAAGCTGTAGTCTCCACCTATCTGGATCTGAGCCTAGTAAATCCCAACCAATCAAATAAGCTAACTCTTGCAGATACTCATCTGGGCAGTCTTGGAGGTCATATAGGACTGCTAGTTTATCTACGTCGTTCTGTGCATCTGCAAAAGAGAACGAGAAAGCTTTTAATAGTCTCCAGAACGGTCCGTTAGATAGTTGCTCTTTCTCGTATTGGCCTAGCTGCTCGAAGATCGACAGTGAATCGAGTAACTTTGTATCAAATTTACTAAAGTATTCGTTCGAATAGATAACTTCGTTTATCGTCTTTAGTTTTTCAAGTTGTTGTGTTCCACTCGTGTAAGTAGTCGTGCCTCTTCTAAACTCACTTGGAATGTAACCGGAAAAAGATTCATTCTTCCACAGATACTCCGTTAGGCAGTTAATGCCATCAACTAAAGTTAATTCCTCGCCCTTATAGAGTTTAGTTACAAAGTAATCTGATACAATGGAAGATGGTTGAGTTGATTGGGTATTACCACTAGCTAAGAAATAAAACCAACCTAAAGTCTGGGTAAGGTCGTCTTGCTCAAAAATTTCTGCGAAACCATTTGTTTGGATTTTTGGTATTAAATCAGTATCAACATACTCTTTAAATGAGGCAGAGGTAGAAAAGTTTGAGAACGATTTGCTATCTTTTATTAATATATTACGAAAAAATTCGTAAGGCTTAACATTAGTATAATTAGTTTGCTTTACGAAAAATGGAGCAATTGCTGATAAACTATTAATCGCAGGAAAGAGCGTCCCAGCGGAAACCTCAATAATAGAAGAGATATTATTAGCTATATTGATATGAGATTCTACTACATTATCTATTAAGCTATCAACTTTACCAAAATTGGCTATGTCATCTTCCAGATATAATCTAGGTATTAGCAGTTCGATAACTTCCGAGAAGTTTCTCTTACTATAAGTTTTTCTCGGGTTATTAAACTTTCTGCTGCTCATTATACTCTGGTTACGTTAATGGTTAGGTTATTGAGTTGAATAATTTCATTAAAATCAACTTTCACTACCTCTGGGTAGTTATCTACAGTAGCGAAGATAACATAGTCATTTTGGAAAATTGTTCTTGCTAAGTCTTGAGGGTTAAATTCTTGGCCGAACTCTCTATTACCAATATTCATGTAATTAACAATTATATCTCTAATTTCTGTTTTAATAATTTCTTCCTGTTCTCTAATATCTCTATCAATTCTAGCAGTGATGACTAAATCTAGAGTTCTTATCAAACCATCTACTACTATCACCTCATCCGTTAACATTTTTTTTGGTTCGATCGCCTCAAGTAGTTGCTTTTTAAATGTTGGGGTAGCTTTTCTAAGTTGCGTGTTACTAGCTCTCTCTAACACATAAATATCAACTATGTTCGCAGATGAAAACGCACGCCTTACTGATGCGGTAGCTTTTCCTACTGAGCCGTAATTAGAGATGAAGCTATTAGTAAAGCTTGCATAATCTTGTAGAGTTACAAGTCGATCCTGCCTTCTGAACGTGAGACCTGCATACTTCTTAGCATTTTCTACTGTCTCGACATCGGACCCTCCTGTAGCTAAAGAGGTATTTTCGAGAATAGCATTAGCTGTTGTTAAACCCACACGAGCCGAAATTGGGGCGTTTATCACTTCAGGTGCGATGTTGCCTCGGGTGCCTCCACCAACTCTGTAAGTAACGACATAGGTGTCTGTTGCATTAGGAGATATTCCTACCCTATTATCACCAAAAACTAAAATTCCGTTAAAATCGTCGTCACTAACTATTTGGAATGTTTTATCTGACGGACCAGATGCAAAATAAATATTATCCACTTGACGATAGGTGCCACTAGTGGTTGTTTGTCCTGAAACAAATACCTGAACAGATCCTTCTACAATAGGACCTACGTCTAAATCAATTGTCTTAATTCCGGGGCCTCCCCCGAATAGACCAGTCTTTCTAACGAAAGAACCTTCCAAAAGAACTAAATTATCATGAACTTTAGCAACGCCTTTATCTCCACCATCACTTGCATCACTTGCTTCTATCTCTTGGAGAATAATTGAAGTGTCCTTATTTGGCAGATCAACAAGACCATTAGTAACTTTATACAATGTGTATGTAAGAGGTCTGGAGTCTTCTGGGGAAGTTATGGTTACGGTTCTTTGTGAGAACGGAATTTCTATAAATTGTTGTTCACCGGAGTATGGGCTCACGCTAAAGGTTAGTCTAGCATTTGCTGCTGCGCTGATAGGTCCTTTCAACCTAACGCCCACAAGCTCTAGCAGCTTTTTAACATTATTTCTTATTTTAGACGTTCTTAGGAAGTTTTCGTTTGCTAAAAAGTCTGCTTTCATGCTGGTCGTGGCTCCGACATAAGCAACTAAGTCGATGAGCATGACTCCTAGATCAGACTCTACGAAATTGTTATAGTCTAATGGATAAACAGCTTTGATGTAGTTAACTAAGTTAGCTCGCAGGGTATCGAAGTCTGTCCCAGCAAAATCTATTAAATTAGATTTTTTGGTGGAGCTAATATCAATTAACTTTAAGAAGTCTGAGTTTACTGTTCCGCTAAATGTCATAATCTAACACCCACTTCAAAAGTAGATTGAGCATCTCCTCGCAGTTGGCACCACAAAGAAATTTTAACTCCAGGAATACTCAAATTACCTGTTTCTTCGAAAGAAGAAATTTTTATTTTTAGTATTTTTACATTAGGCAGATACTTCGTAATAGATCTGACAATCCTCTCTCTGATCTGCTCTTTTAAATCCCCATCTGCTTGCTCAAATAAAAGTGATTTAAGAGAAGCTCCATAATCAGGAGTCATTAGTCTCTCGCCACGTTCAGTTTTTAATATTTGAATAAGGCAACTTTTAGTTGCTTCTACATTAGTGCATTTAGAAAAATAGCCTCTACCATCTCTCGCGATTGGATATTTAAATCCTATGAGATTCGTATACACCTTATTAGTTGTAGAGTTCCTAACTTCGGAGTTAGAAACTAAACCTCTAATCTCTGTTGTTTCTCCTATATTTTTCATAGTGCAATATTTTTATATAGTTTACTTTGGATCGAATAGTTAAATTCAACTTCGGTGCTTGACAAAGGTTTTCTATAGAATTTAGTGCTACCTAGATAACCTCTAAGACCACTAGTAACCCCATTAAATTCTCCGCCCATAAAATTACCGTTCAGAGCCATACCGTCTGTATATCCTCCACCAAGAATCCAAGGGGTAAAGTATTGATTCAGGGTTGGTCCATACTTGAGGGACTCTGGTGCGCTCTGGCCTACTGAGCTAGTATTATACTTGAAGGAATTGCTAAATACAATAGAGGGAAGTCTTGGTGGGGCATACGCCCTAGTCCCAAAAACTTCGCTAATTGAAGATGTGGCTAAAACTTCTTTATCCAGATACAAAATTATCTCATTCTTCTCATAATCTAGAGTAAAAGCTAAATCACAGAATTGCTGAGAAACCTTCCATAATGAGTTACCTGACTCTGTGGTCGAGGAGGCTGGGACAAACATCCCATACCAACCATCTGCGTAACTACAGTCCCTTGTGATGAATCCAATAGAAGTTTCATCATAGCTAATTGTTGGTGCGATTAGGAAACCTGCGGAGGATGCGTCATTAGTGTCAGCAGCGTTTGATGGAAGGGTTTCGTTGGTCCACCGAATATCTCTAGTAAAGCCTACTATTAATCCTCTCGTATACTCAGATAAGTAACGAGCTTGAATATTATTAATATTTTCTGTTCTTATCGTAGCGTTTGGGTGTGTTCCTGTATTTTCACAAGATAAAATTAATCTGTATAGAGAGGAAGCATCATTATTAAACCAACCTGAGTTAGCTGAAAGATCAGGAACGTAAGCCCAAGTTTCGAAACTAGCTCCATTCAAGTCATATAGCCAGTCTTGATATTCTGATGTATCAGGTAATTTAACATAGCTACCTAATCCCGAGATAGAGGTTCCGTTATTCCTAGTGATTCCTTCTAGATAAACAGAAGCAAGGCCATACTTGAAGATATCCTCTTGGGAGCCACCGACTAACTGAGCGTTATTGTAATCATCCGTGCTCACACAGTTCAAGACTGTAAAGTCTGTCCCAGACGGATCTGATATTTTGCTGTTTAAGAAGTTGTAAATTGCAAATAGATTAGATGTGATCACTACATCACTCATACTTAGTTCTGCTGCACTAGCCTCAGAAACACCAGAAGAATCTGTGAGGATAGCTCCGATTCCGATCTCTGGGACTGACAAGAACTCCAGTTGAGAGTCTGCGCCTTCCCAAGCTTTTGACACAGCGAAGGTTGGGTTCAAGGGTAAGACAATGCCCGATACTTCATCTTGACGTAAAACTAAACCTCTTTGCCTATCCAGAGAGAGTGATATGTTGCAGTCCTGTAAGTAAGAGAAGTCATTGATCGGGACTTTCCCTGGGGCGAAGCTTATATTCTTACCGAAAACTTCGTTGACCTTAGTTGCGATTTCAATCTGCTTCTTTCTTCTTCGAATCTTATCTTCATGGTAAGCGACTTCGCTGATAAGAGATTGTTTGAAGTTATCAACAATGGCTTGTGAAGAACCTCCAGAGATAAGTTGATTAATGTAGGAAGATAAGTCCAGAACTCTTTTTTCTTTATTGCCGTGAAGTAATCGTAAGAAGTGATCTTTCTCATAGTGATCCTTTAGTTGTATACTATCATCGACCTTATTTACATCAAATATACTGTTTAACCACTTGTTGAAGCTTTCACTTGAAACTTGATCTCCCTTACCTCCAAGGCTAGGTGCATGATCAAACTTCCAACGATCTGCTGCCTCGATTAAAGTGTCCTTCGATCTAAGGAAGGTCAGCACGGGCTCTAAGCCATCATCTGTTTGTGAATCATAGTATAGACCATCGACACTCAATAGGTATTGTCCTTCTACACTTATTGGAGGTCCAAAGACTAGACGAATAATGTCCTCATCTCCTGGTGCTGGCGGCATTACGGTAAATCCGAAGCCTGAAGGGTCGGACGCTACCATCGGTTCTAAGAATGGGTTTTCAGCTCTTCTTTGGAATTCATCATTTAGTTTTCCTTGTAGAGAGTTTATTGCTTGGATAGCTTTCAGAATTTCTTGCATTTGTGCCCTATATCGGGCGAACTCTGCTTCAGCAAGCTGTCTGTATCTATCAGAGTAATCAGGAGGTAGGTTACTGGCAAAGGGTCCTCCTGGGCCGTTTAGGAACGAGTTAAGGCATTCGATAATCTCTTCTATTTGGGCAATTGCCGTAGTGACATTAGTGTATAGCTGTGCTCCGGCAGCAGCGGCTGCTGAAATAGCTCCTACCATTCCTCCGATTCCTGCTAAAAGTCCATTTAGGCTTGCTAGGGAAGAATCCGAAAAAAATCTAAGAAATCCATTTTCCGTATCAAAACTTAGGATGCCTAGTTTCTCATTAACATAGTTTAATAGTTCAGCAAAAAATTCGTTAGCTTTAGCTGCGGCTTCGTCCGACAACTCGCTAATGAATACTAGCAAAGGTGATGGCAATAAGGCTAACATCTGAGAAGTCAGATTAAGTAAGCACGAAGGCATACCGAAGGTGGTTCCTAATGCACCTAAAGTATCCCCTGAGCCTAATGATGTAGCTAGTTGTCTGAAGTCGAATGCCATGTTAATATTCTTAAGTATATAGATTTTAGCTAGGAACTATTGATTTCTCGTAATCTGTTAATATGACGGGAGGAGTTTCTGCTTTTCTAGCTTCAGGGAGGGGGAGCCTAGTAGAACTACTATAGATAGGTCTTGGGACCTGTTCGTTAACAAAAACTGCTCTACCATCAATAATCGTATTTCCTAAAGGTCCTCCCATATCTAATTGACAACTAAATGGGTTTTTTGGTATTGGACTAACTGCCGCTCTGGTAGTATTATGAAGAATCTCCTCATAAGTATTTATCACAAAGTCCGGTGAATTCCCTAGAGGTCTCGAAAGTAAACCAACTCCAGGGAAGAACGGTTCTGGATTCGTTGGGTAGTTAGTCCCTGCGGTAGCTTTAAATACCTCTCCTGCCTGTATATTGACGTTACCTCTAGACTCAATGTTTACTTCTGAGTCTCCTCGAAGGTTTAGCACGTCACCCTTAATATAGATCTTTCCAGTTAGGGACTTCAAGATTATGGATCCGTCTGAGCTAATTTGAACAATTGCGCCTTGCTCGAATGGTAATGTAGGAGCAGAACCGCGAGCTTTAATCATAACCTTTCCTCTATAGTTTTCCTTGTAAAGTAAGTTTTGATTATCGTAAATGCCAAATGGAGAAAGGATCTTACTTAAAAATCCATGAGTCTTTCCAGCAGTAATATTAACGTCTCGCCACTCACTCTCAATATTAACATTTCCGTATGGAACAAAAAGAGGAGTTCTAAAGGTGCTCATGTCTGAAGCGAACCTAGACATCAAACTGTTGAAACCAATTGACCTGTTTCTTATATTAAGATCTTTTCCATCCTCAATTGTTAAGTTGAGAGAAGATCTTCTAGATATCAAGGACATAGGTCCTGAAGATTTTATGTCTATGGATCGAGCTGCTGGGGGAGGGGGGAATGCAGCAAACTGAGGTGCTGTCTTACCTCTAATTAGTATTCCATCACCTTTCTCATTTTCTAGCCTTACCTCACTACTCGTGGGGCTATCTAGAAAAACTAGCTTCTTCCCAAGGCTGCTCTTTAATTGAACCTTGTAATTAAAGCTCTTCTTATATGCGTGAGAGAATATTAGTTCGTTCCCTATTGGATCTCGAATAACAAATTGTTGAGGAACATCTCGTTTTTCATATAGTTCTTTTGGGACCTTAGATTCTCCGACAAAAGGTCCAGAATGGAGAACTGATAACAGATACCAAGTAGAAGACTCATCTGGCTGTATGATGAGAACTTTCTGTTGGGGGGAGGGTATAGCGAAAAGACCTGCGCCTTTTTTGTTCCCAGTAGCTCCCCACGGACTAGCATAGTGAACCTCGTAGATCTCTGATTCTCTCACTGCGATAAACTTACCCGTAGAGTCAGAGTCAATATTACTTTCGACTGTTACTTCTAGAACTTTCATGCTAGTGTATTTATCTTTTGTAGAACAAATTCGCTCGTAGCTGAATCTTTAGTTATCTTGTGTTTAAGTCCCACAATAACATAACCTCCAGTAATAACACTGTCAAATTGAGATTTTGGATTATATCCAGACAGTTTTAGTCGTTTTGATATTAGTAAGCACGGCTCAGTTAAAAACGCTAGATTAGATACAAAGAAAAAAGGTAGAGTTTTTATTGAAACTCTAAAAGAGTCTTTCTCTATAGATCTAAGCATTCCTCTTAAAACATCTTGAGCTTTTCTACTGGAATTATCCAAAGTAGTGTCTAAACTTAGACCTAATCTATACTTTCTGAATAAGTCAATTATAAAAAGATCGAATTGAGTTTTAAGTTCAGAATTAGTTGTAAAAATATTATTACCAAGTTTTTCTTCAGAACTCACGAGAAGAGCTACTTCTTGGACAATTAAACTATTTTTAAACTTTTGTGATTTTTTAAGATACTCAATAAAATCATTTAACTTTGATAAGTCATTAGGTGTTTGTGCCGTAGATCCTATAGCAATAGTTACTTCTGTCGTTAGTATGGAGTCTATTGCAGTAGCCTTATCAGGAACAAATAAGTTTATGTCAGTTGGAATTCCTAAATATTTGTTATAAGCTTTATAATCATCCACAGTAATACTTAAGACATTACCATTTTCTACATTATGTCTAAAAACAAGCGAGTTAGCTATCAAATTTTTTGTAGTTGAAATATACTCATTATTTTTAACATTTAATGTTTCTAATATATTTTGTAGTGGAGTTAAAGTTTCTTTCTTAGATCCATATAGACTATAATTTTCTTTTTTTAGTTTTTGTTTAATAGAATTTTCAACATAATCTTTAGCTAAGTTATTTACAAAATTAGGATTAGTAATCTTATATACTTCTCCATATAGTAAACTCCTAACTATACTTTTTTTGCCAAATAAAATTAAAGGTTGATTTTTTACTAAATTTAACTCACTTACTAAATCAGGTGATTTTTTTTCTATAAAATCTATAAAAAGATTTACAATTCTGAGATCTGTTTCTCTATACAGCTCACAACGATCATCAAAAATATCTGAATATTGAGCAGTAAAAGCTTCTTCGAAAGCATTGAAAGTTTCTTGGAGCTTCTCTTTAAACTTATCATCAGTCTCTCCATCCTGTCTTCCTATCTTTAATGACGCTGTGATCTGTTTAGAATACTCATTAGCTTTTTCTGCTTGCTGTTGGTATATTGGAGTTATTTGTGTATCAAATGGTATTGTCCGAGCAGTTAATTCAATTGCTGGTATATACTTTTTAATTTTTTCTTCTACGGTGTTAATATACTCTAATGTAGGTCTAGACGCGCCTATTGTTACATCTGGGTCTTCGTCTTGTTTTAATGTAGTTTGATTGAACTTAGCGGACCCGGACGCATCAAAGTTTGATAAAATATCGTCATACACGAATAGGATATTGTTTTGTTGAACAAATACAGACTTCAGGAAGTTCAATACTACTTGTTTTATTACATAGTCTAATCCAGAATATCCTCTGAATAACTTTACAAATTCCTCAAAATTAAATTGATCAGTTTCTTCGTAAACAGTCTCAGGACGAGATAATGATTCTAACTCCATTTCTATGTCTCTAACCTGTTTAGTAGCTTCATCTATCTTAGAATTCAATTTTGTTTGGAGAGTTATTTGGTCTGATTTAAAGTTCTGTAGAGTTTGCTTTCGATCAAAGTATTTTTGTGCTTCTTTTCCTAACTCTGTTACAGCCCCCCCAGAAGGAATTCCTCTCAATCTGTCAGCCTCGATCCTATCCTGAAGCTCTTTAAATGCCTTATTATATTGTTCTTGATATTCTTGTATACCTCTATCAGCCTCAGATATCCTATTATCATAGGCTCTTTTGCTATTTAGGAGATCTTTTACTTTGTATTTTGCTACTTCTAATTTTTCTGAAATTTTAGGTTTATCTGCATCGAACTGTGCTTGAGCTTCCTCAGATTTTCTTGTGGAGTAAGGTTGAACCGCTGCACTAACGGTTAGTGCAGTGGACATATTAATATTTTTTATGCCTTTTGAATACTTACTAAAAATATCATCACTAATCTCATGAATACCAGCAGTAGAAACTAAATTTAGTCTAATGGTCTTTGGTTGATCGTAATCTTGGAAGGATTCAGCGTAGAGTAAAGAGACTACATGGAAGTTCGACCAGTTACTAAGATTAGAACCAGTTCCGAAGGCTAAGTAAAAGGTTCTAACATTTATTAAATCTGTTAAACCTTTTTTAAATATGTCTTTCTCAAATTCTTCGGAAGGATCAAAAAAATCTATTACTATCCTTAATCCTCGTTGTTCTGCATTAGTTCCTAAAATAGAAAACTCAAAATTTAAGATCTCACTAGTATCTGTTGTTAAAAACAACATTGAATCAGACCCTGTTTTATTAAATATGTAATCAAGCTGATTATCAATTAATACTTTTTTAGCGTTTCCTAAGAATGATTCATAAGTTTCTGAGTTAGCAAAAGATGTTGCTACCTCAGGAACATTTGTAAATATTATCTTAGGAATTATTACTTGATTAGTCATTTGGGACTACTACCCTAGATCCTACTCTAAAATCTTCAAACACATCAAACTTCAATGAAGTTAGACATAAATACCAATAAGCTCTGGTGTCCCCGTAAAAAACATCAGCAATAAGGTCGGGGCGGTTTTCATACTCTGGTGGGACTGCTCCTGAATCTGAACCTTTGGTGTCTAAATTTTCGATAAAATTGTCAGCCTTTGAATTGCCGACAATTGTTCGAATAACTTTACCTTTATGATTATAATCATTATAGCCTAAATTATAGTGACTCATGGTAATTGCTCCACGTCTTCTGTGAATCCTGGGGGGACGGATCTAGGGTCGGTTGACCCGTGATTTAAAACTGCTTCCCAACCAGCAACGTTTTCAGAATTTTCTATAGAAACGTATCCGTCAGAATCGTCAGAAATTGGCGAGTAATTTCCAAAGTTACCAACTCTAAATTCTTCAAGACTAAGGTTAATCTTTATTCTGTGCGGCAAGAGAGTTAATTTATCGTAACCTGCGGACTCATCAATAGATATATCATACTTAGTAGCTATGAATGGGACTCTCTGATACATTGGACCAAAAGTTAGTTTTATGATCGGAGGTCCTTCTGATGCTTTTAGAGACCCCATAGTAGAAGTTCTAATAACATTTATCCAAAAATAGTAAAGTGCTTTTACTTTTGTTTGTTCTATTTTTTGGGCATTAGTTCTATCACTACTAAGCGAAAAGAGATTTAGAACGGGATTTTCTCTAAGGTCTCTTAGAGTCTCTCCAAGCAAAGTAAGGGTTTCTACTCCTGTTGTAGTTTGGAGAGAGTTTAACAAAGACTGTTCATATTTTTGAATAGTATCCACTAAGGATTGAAACTTATCAGAACTAAAATTATCAGTTGGTGGGAATAAGTCAGCAAGCTCTTTAAATCTAAGTTTTTCTGCTTCAGGATCTCTCTCATAAGACATAAAGCCTGTCTTTTTGTATTGAGTTAAATTTAACTGAGAGTATTCATATAGGTTAGGTAGTGTCATCATGAAACTCAAGTTCACAGATCTAGAATCTGAGCCAAGGTATGAATACAGATCACTGTTCCTACCTATAATTTTATACTTACCTAGTCTTGAAGTTTTAGATTCAGAAATTGTTGGATTTTCAAAGAAAGGGATTTTTACTATACTAAAATCCGTAGTCCTCTCATACGAATAAGGAGCGTAACCCTCATCAGCCGGAAAAACAACTTGTCGGCTTTGCTTCTTTTTGTAGAAAAATTCTAAAAAAGCACGATCTTCAAGTTTTCTATCTTTAATATATTTACTTAAGTGAGCCATGATATTAGTCTCTTCCTAGGGGAGAGCCTCCTCCTTGTAATCTGTCTTGACCAGACCTCTCATAGATATTTTTTAAGAATACATTACTTTGTTCTATTGCTGTCTTTACTGCTTCTAACGACTTAAGTTGAGCATCAGTTTCCCCTGGTTGTTTTATTCCTGCTCTTGCAGAAGCAGCCATGATATTTCCAATAGAAGCAATTGCCATAGTTTGAGTTTGTCTATTAATCTCTTCTATATCAGGTAACTCTTGTCGCTTCTCTCTTTCGTTCATTTCGTCAAGAGTGTTTTTGCTCTCAGAATACATCTGATACGCCATGATACCTGTCGAGAGTATCCCTGCAAGGGGACCTAAGAGGGTCAGGAAACCTGCCTTGCTCCCAGCGGCCGCCCCTGCTGCCTGCGACCGGATTCCTAGCAAAATTTGCTTAAGAGTAATATTTCTTAATTTATCTATCCCATAGACTAGTCCTTGAACACTCTTCATTACCCCTAAACCAGCAAAAATACTTATCATTAGCGGGAATATAGGAGATATAATTTCAATAAGTGTTAGAACTCTGCTAGCTACATATACTAAAGGTTCCTCTAATCTTGGCCCTATTTGATTAAGTAGTCCTCGGGCCTCGTCTAGACTTGCTGCAATTCTTTCTTGCACTGGGTTATTTTTAAAAGAGTCTACCATAACCCGCATAGTATTATAAGTTTCGAAATTTATTCCGTAAAGTTGTTGTAATAAAGTATTAGCAACTTGAGGTCCCTGGGCTAATGATGGCTTAATAGTTTGATCTATTCGATTTATAAATCCTTGGAATGCGCTAAACACTTCTCGCGAACTAGTTATTTGATTATTAGTCAATCTAGTCAAGAAGCTCTGCATCCCACTCATTTGGGCTGTAGCGATCGTCTCGATGCCGCCTGACATCATCGGGCCTAGGACCTGTGCGATGCCTCCTGGAGCCACCAGAGACGTTTGAGCGACTGCGTCTGCCAGCGCCTTCATCGAGGTTCCCGCGCCTGCGAAGCCTAGCACACCCATCTTCCTGGACAAGTCAGCCATGGACTTGACTAATTGATCAGATGATATTTTGTAAGTTCTGGCTGAGTCTACGGTATAAGTTCCTAGCTCTCCAAGTTGTCTAGTAGTGAGTCCAAGAGATGTTCTGATATCTCTGAATCCGGTTGCAAGCATATTTATATTCTCACCCAATGCTTGCGCTCTAACTACAAACCTACCTAAGCTTGCTGAGTTTCCCTCTAAACCAGATCTAAGAAGGGTCATAGTGGATACCATACGTGTTTGGAGAGGCATACTTCCTCCCAAAACATTTTTCATAGTTCCATCCAATGACCTGCCCATGGAAGTCATTGAAGCCTGGAACTCAGTTACAGGCTTCATAAAATTCTCAAAGGTCTTACCGAAGTTTAAAAGTTTAGAGATGGAGTTATTGATCTCTTTCTCTCGTTTCCCTGCTTCCCGAGCGTCCTTAGCCTTTTTATTTGCTTCAGTTTGTTCCTGAAGAGCTTTTACTAGAGCGTCTAATTGATCTTTTAGATTAGCCATTATACACTTAGGTTAAGTTTTCTTATCTGAGACATTTCTCGAAAGATGAATGTCCTAAAGTTATTTCTTCCCATAAGGCCGGACAGCAAGTTTTCACGATTGCTACCTCTAGCGAAAGAGAACCATCTCATTAGCCATGTTTTTTTGTTTTTACTTTTAGCTGAAATTTTTTTGTAATCAGCTTTTTTAGCTTTTTTATATATTTGTGATAAGAACATATTATGGATATTTAAGTTAAAGTTTATCTTTATAGAAGATAGTAATACATTTCGTTTTTCAGAGACGAAATAGCATTTTCTACCTCCTCGTTTAGTAGATACAACTAGAGTTGAGTAGTTAAATCCTTTATAAGAAAAGATAATGACATCTCCTGGATTGAGCTGGTCGATATTGGTTATTGGTTTTTTACCAACACTCTCTACTGCGACATACTCATTATCCTTGAGGTCCTCTTCAATTTTTTTCAGAAATGCCTTCATTTTTCTAGATTTTTTGGCTTTAATACTACTTTAAGTTTAAGCTTGAGTAAGGCTTGAATACTTTTTGTTTATGGTTTTTTTAGTATGTCTAGTTATGATATTAAGATTGATTTACTTGAATTCTATGACTTAATGGAGTATACATTAAGTTTTAAGTTTAGGGAAAAGTGGAAAGATTTATTCTCAGAAAGAATGATAAAGTTATTTCAATTAAAACTTTTACAGAGTTTTAAATCTGGCAAGGTCTTAAAAAGAACTGCTTTAATGAACTACCTTATTAATAAAGGCAAATACAGAAAAGAAGTAATTGAAGATTTTTTTGGGATGATTGATCTAGAATTATATAGACCATTTATTTCTTTTTAGATTGTTTCTCCTCATTGATACAATGAATTACTGTGTTCTGGTCGTTGAATTTTGGGCAATAGCCGTTCTTATACTCACACCAGTTGCAGAACTCATTCTCCATTGGCATAAACTCGGGCTTCTTCATCTTGCGGATTCTCCAGACCTTAGCAATCTGCCGCTTTTTCCATTCGAAGATCTGCGAGGCGGAGAACCTGACAGTCACCAGATTGTTCGTAAGTGGATAGTAGTGGGCGCACGTAATCTTTCCGAATGGAATGTCATACATCTTATGAATTGCATAAGCATAGCCCCGTAATTGGTTGTCGTTAAAAAGTTCTACCTTGGTCTTCTCGCGTTTTGAGGTCTTGTAGTCTATAATGAGGTAGCCCCCCTCCGGCCCCTTGACGATGCGGTCGATAACAAACTCATACTGAATCCCTTCAGCGAGTTCAATTTTGCTGTGAAGCTCACACGAGACCGTCTCACCTTTAATCTGCTCGTTGAATCTCAGGAAGTTATTGAGACATTTGTCTGTATCCTTCTTCCTCTTCGGGGTGACGCTGTATTCCTCCATCAGCCTCTTTGAGAGGCCATGCAAATCTTCTACCTTGGTGTAGTTAACACCGTCTTCGAAGATCTTGTGGATGTAGCTACCGTAGTTCAATGGTTCTTCGTTGGCCCTCTTTCCCTTGAGTCTTTCATTATAGCGATAATGAAATTTCAGAAGACATTGGTCTATGATGTCACTTTTACTGTTTGATATTGTGCTAAGGAAGGTCATATGATTTCTCCAAGTTTAATTATAGAATTTTTGAAGAAAAACTTCGAGCCTAACCTAAAGTATGTATCAGGCGGGCGGGAAGTTACAATCAACTCTATTTTCTTACCAGACTACAAAATGCACATGTCAGTCAATACTGACACCGGGCTCTGGCAGTGCTTCAAGTCTGGTAAGCGGGGGAACTTCGTCCAGCTAGTCGCAAACATTGAAAAATGCACCTACGAGCGTGCGCGAGCGAACATCCTCTTTGAGAGCATCAAGAGGTCTGACGTAGAAGAGAACTTTGAGGTAGAGCCTGCCCAGAAGGTCTTCTTCAGTCAGGAAGAATTCAAAAAGGAGTTCCAATGCCACGAACTCTACAAGTTCTGTGATACTCCAGCTTGGAAGTATATTGGTGATCTCATCTTTGATCGGAAGCTTGAGAGAGCAGCGTTCAACGAAGAGCGTCCTTGGTTTGCATCCTTTGAAGGCAGATTCGCGGGGAGAGTGTTCATTCCATTCTACGCAGAAGACAAGATCTTCTACTTCCAGGCTCGGTCTATGATGCCTTCCGTGACGCCGAAGTATCTTAACCACAGCGCCCTGAAAGCCTCTGAGATCCTCTACCCGTTCGATTGGTCCCAAGAGAG